GGTGCAGAAGGCGCGCAAGACCGGGCGGCTGGTGCTCTATTCCGATGGCTCGATTAACGCGGCAGCGTCGGATGCGCGCCGCGCGGGAATGACGGACCCCGATCAGCAGCGCCGGGCAACGGCAAGCGCGCCAGGCGGCGATAGCAGCGCGACCTCAGGCCCGGGCGACAGCACGTCCTACCTCAAGGCGCGCACCGCGCTGACCGTCTACCAGGCGCAGGAGCGCCAACTGGCCATCCAGCGCAAGAAGGGCGCGCTGGTCGATCGCGCGCGGGCCGAGACGCTGGTGTTTCGCCTTGCGCGCCAGGAGCGCGATGTCTGGATCACCTGGCCCACGCGCGTGGCGGCACTGATGGCCGCGCAATTATCCGCAGAAATGGAGACCGCATCCGGGACACCCGTGACGATCGAGACCGCGATCCTGCAAAGGGTGCTGGAAGCCCATGTCCGAGAGCAGCTCGACGCCCTGGCCGACCTCCGGGTCTCGCTTGAATGACGGAGACCATGATCACAGCCTGAGCGATGACGACCTGACCACGGACCTCGACCTTGGCTTCGACGGGGCCGAGGACATCCTTCGGGCCTGGCGGCGTGGCGTACGACCTGACGCGAACCTCACCGTATCGGCATGGGCGGATCAACATCGCTGGCTGTCCTCGCGTGCCTCGGCCGAGCCCGGGCGCTACCGCACGGCACGCACGCCGTACCTGCGCGAGATCATGGATGCGCTCTCGCCCGGGCATCCGGCGCAACGCATCTCGTTCATGAAAGCCGCACAGGTCGGCGCCACGGAAGCCGGTAACAACTGGATCGGGTTCGTGATCCACCACGCGCCGGGGCCGATGCTGGCGGTGCTGCCCACGGTCGAGATGGCCAAGCGGAGCTCGCGCGGCCGGATCGATCCGCTGATCGCGGACAGCGCGGCCTTGCGCGAGCGCGTGCAGCCGGCCCGGTCGCGCGACGCGGGCAACTCGATGCTGTCCAAGGAGTTCCCGGGCGGTATCCTGGTGCTGACCGGAGCGAATTCCGCGACGGGCCTGCGATCGATGCCCGCGCGCTACATCTTTCTCGACGAGGTCGACGCCTATCCGGCGTCTGCCGACGAGGAAGGCGATCCCGTCACGCTGGCCGAGGCGCGGACCACGACCTTTGCGCATCGGCGCAAGGTATTCATGGTCTCGACGCCAACGATCCGGGGGCTGAGCCGCATCGAGCGGGAGTTCGAGGCCAGCGACCAGCGGCGCTACTTCGTGCCGTGCCCGCATTGCGGCCACATGCAATGGCTGCAATTCGAGCGCCTGCGCTGGGAGAAGGACCAGCCGGAGACGACGGCCTATCATTGCGCAGGCTGCGAGCGCCCCATCGCCGAGCACCACAAGACGGCGATGCTGGAGGCAGGGGAATGGCGCGCGACCGCCGTGCCCGCAGATCCCAGGGCCATCGGGTTCCACCTCTCGGCACTGTACTCGCCGATCGGCTGGAAAAGCTGGGCGCAGATCGCGCGCGACTGGCTGGCGGCGCAAGGCTCCGACGAGATGCTGCGCGCCGCGCGCAACACGCTGCTGGGCGAAACCTGGGTGGAGTCGGGCGAGGCCCCGGATTGGCAGCGGCTGGCGGATCGGCGCGAAGCCTATGGCGCGCAGATCCCCGCGGGCGGTCTGTTCCTGACCGCGGGCGCGGATGTGCAGAAGGACCGGATCGAGGTGGATGTCTGGGCCTGGGGCCGTGGCGGGACCAGCTGGCTGGTCGACCATATCGTGATCCCCGGTGGGCCGGACGATCCGCAATGCTGGGAGAAACTGACGGCCTTGCTCGGCCAGACATGGACGCACGAACACGGTGCGGTGATGACGCTGGCGAAGCTTGCGATCGATACCGGCTACGAATCTGCTGCCGTCTATGCCTGGGCGCGCCAGCAGGGCACGGCCCAAGTTGCGCCGGTCAAGGGCATGGAAGGCTTCAACCGGGCGACGCCGGTCTCGGGGCCGACCTTCGTGGACGCCACGGTGAACGGCAAACGCCTGAAGCGCGGCGCGAGGCTCTGGACCGTGGCCACCGCCACCTTCAAGGCCGAAACCTATCGCCATTTGCGGCTGGAAAGGCTGAGCGATGAAGAGCGCGCCAATGGCATGTCCAGCCCGCCCGGAACGGTTCACCTGCCCAACTGGGCTGACAGCGAATGGCTCAAGCAGCTCGTCGCCGAGCAGCTGGTCACGATCCGCAACAAGCGCGGCTACGCGCGCCAGGAATGGCAGAAGATGCGCGAGCGCAACGAGGCGCTGGATACCCGCGTCTATGCGCGCGCCGCCGCCTGGATCCTCGGCGCCGACCGGTTCGACGAACGGATGTGGCGGCAGTTGGAAAAACAGGCCGGGGTGGAGACCGCCGCGGTGGCGTCCGAGACCGAGCCTGACAAACCGTCCGAGACCCAAGCCGGGCGCATCACCACGCCGCGCAAACGCGGCTGGCGCGTCAGCACGCCCAAATACATGGACTGATCAGAACCCGGAGAACACCATGTCGAGCGCGCCGCGGATTTCGTAATCGAATGCCGCGAGATCAACCACTGGCGGGCCCTTGATCAGGGCCGATGGAACTGCAGCCATCTCTGCCGTGTGCAGGACGTGAGAGATGCCTTCGATCTCGAAGACGGGCTCGAGCCGTCCGATCACCTTTGGTCCCGACGACGTCGGCAGAAGTGGGGCCACAACGCGCGTGCCGGTCTCAATCAGATCCGTCTGAAGATCGAGCACAAGCCGTCCGCCAGCGATGCGATACACCTGAAACTGCGCCATCAGTCGATCTTCAAAACCTGAAGATCGGCCAGCGGCGCTCCATTCGCCTCGATCCAGTCGCGTCGTTCCGCAATGGCATCGGCATTGTCTCTGGCCCAGGCTTCGGCTTTTGCCGCGCGCACGGCCTCTGCGAGCGCGACATCGCTGATCGCTGAGACATTCAGGCCCAATGCGCGCGCAGAGGCGAGATTGGCCGCAGTCAACGTGACATTGGTGCGCTGTTTTTCGGTGGTGGTTTGCGACATCGGGCTCTCCTGCAACATAAGAAGCATACACACCCAAAGTGTGCACAACAAGTCTGCCAAACGGCAGGTCGTCCAATCGCTCCCGAAATGTGAGTCCCATGACCCTCGATGATCTCAAATCCCGCCACAGCGCACTGCTGGCGGCGCGCTACAGCGGCACACGCAGTGTCAGCTATGACGGCAAGAGCGTCACCTATGGCTCGGACGCGGAAATGGCCGCGGTCATTGCCGATATCGAACGCCGCATCGCCTCAATGGAGCGCGGCGCCGGGCGTATCTTGCGGCCCCATGCCGTGAAGGATCTGTGATGAACTGGCGGCAGCGTCTCGGCGCTTTCATTGGCGGGTTTGACGCGGGCCAGCACCACCGCCGCCTGCGCGGGTTCCGCGCCACCCGCGCCCATGTGAATGCCCTGATTGCCGCCAGCGGGCCCGACATCACCGCCCGGGCGCGCTGGCTGGTGCGCAACAATGGCTATGCGGTGAACGCTGTTGAGAGCTGGGCGGCCAATACCGCGGGCGACGGGATAAAGCCGATCTCGAAGATCGCCGATCCCGCCCGCAAGGAGGAGCTGCAGCGGCTCTGGCTCGCCTGGACCGACGATTCTGACGCCGAGGGGCTGACGGATTTCTACGGGCTGCAACGCCGCGCCGCGCGCGAGGTCTTCATCGCGGGCGAAGTCTTCTTTCGGATCCGGCCGCGGCGCGCCGCTGATGGATTGTCTGTCCCGCTGCAGCTGCAGATGCTGCCCGCCGAGATGCTGCCGCTGGAGCAAAGCGGCACCGCGGCCAACGGCAACGCGATTCGCCAGGGCATCGAGTTCGACCGCATCGGGCGCCGCGTCGCCTACCACTTCCTGCGCCGCCATCCCGGCGACAGCACCGATCCGGGGCTGGCAGGCGGAGTCACGCGCGTGCCAGCGGCCGAAGTCATCCACGTGATCGACCCCGTCGAGGGCGGCCAGCTGCGCGGTGTCTCGAAACTGGCCCCCGCCATCGTGAAGCTGTTCCTGCTCGATCAGTATGACGATGCCGAGCTGGACCGGAAGAAGGTCGCGGCGATGTACGCGATGTTCGTCACCTCTCCCGCGCCGGAGAACCCACTCGCCCCACCCGAGGACGAGGGAGGCGATGCAGGCTATGAGATCAGCCCAGGCCAGATCGTGCGCCTCGATCCGGGCGAGGACGTCACCGTCGGCCAGCCCGCCGACAGCGGCGCGACCTACGAGCCCTTCCAGTACCGGACGCTGCTGCTGATCTCGGCAGCACTTGGCATCCCCTATCCCTATCTCGCCAATGACATGGTGAAGGGCAACTTCTCGAACTCGCGCCTTGCGCTGATCGAGTTCCGCCGTCGCGTCTCCGCCTGGCAGCATTCGGTCATGGTCTGGCAACTCTGCCGACCGGTCTATGCG